CGCAGAGCTGGACTACCGGGCCGGTGGATACAGCATCAACGCGCTCGCGGCCCGTCACAGCATCCCCGAGCCCACCCTGCGCCGCTACGCCAAGCGTGAGGGCTGGATCAAAGGGTCCAGTGATGTCAAACGGGAACTTGTCAGAGAGGCAATGGCAGGCACCCCGCTTGACGAACAGGTGACGAACGATTTGACGAATGACGAAGCGATTCGTCAGGCCCAGGTCAACGAGGCGACACAGGACGTGCAGGACATGACGACCGGGCTGGCCGTCGCCCGCGCCTGCATGGACAAGCTGCTCACGATGGTGGAACAGGTCGACAACCCGAACGACGTGAAAAGGATCGTCGAGGCCAACAAGGCAGCGGTGGAGACGATCCGCAAGATCAGGTCGCTGGACGACGAGAGCGGCCCCGAGACCAGCGTGAACGTCGAGATCGGTGATGGATTCGCCGACCTGCGTGCCGCGTTCAGGAAGCGCCTGGAACAGCCCGTGACGGTCACGCACGACGATGCTGGCCCTGCCTGACGACTTCCGCGCCACGCTCCAGGCCGCGCCATTCGAGGCCGTGGCGGACCTGTGGGAGCTGGTGGAGACCCGCTACGGGCTGGAGGGCAAGGCGTGGCTGGGTAGACACGACCGCTTCTACCTGCTCACGCGCCTGCTGCACCGGCTCGACGCGATCCACCCCTGGCTGTACGCGCGCTGCCGCGAGGTCGAGGCCCGCCCCGATGGGTGTCTCGACCTGTGGGCGAGGGAGCACTACAAATCGACCATCATCACGTTCGCGGGGATCATTCAGGAGGTCATCATCAATCCCGAGATCACCATCGGGATTTTCTCGCACACCAAGCCCGTCGCCCGCAAATTCATGTTGCAGATCAAGCAGGAGCTGGAGGCCAACCGCGACCTGCAAGCCGTCTACCCGGACGTGTTCTACCCCGACCCGCGCGCCCAGTCGCCCAAGTGGAGCGAAGAGAAGGGCATCGTCGTCAAGCGCAGGTCCAACCCCAAGGAGGCCACCGTCGAGGCGCACGGGCTGGTCGACGGCCAGCCGACCGGCGCGCACTTCCTGCTGCGGGTGTACGACGACGTCGTCACGCGCGAGTCGGTGTCGACGCCGGATCAGGTCAACAAAACCACTACGGCCTGGGAGCTGTCGGACAACCTGGGCGCGCGTGGTCCCGATGGCCGTGTCCGTGCGTGGCATGTCGGCACGCGCTACAGCTACATGGACACCTACCAGGAGATCATCGACCGCAAGATTCTCCACGTACGCCTGTATCCGGCCACGGTCGACGGCACGCCGGACGGCAAACCGGTGTTCCTGACGCAGGAGGCGTGGGAGGCCAAGAAGCTGGCCCAGGGGCCGGCCACCATTGCCTGCCAGCAGCTCATGAACCCTGCGGCGGGCAGTGAGGCGATGTTCAAGAAGGAGTGGCTCAGCTTCATCGACGTGAGGCCGGCCACGTTGAACGTGTACATCATGGTCGATCCGGCCCACTCGAAGAAGCGCGGCAGCGACAACACCGCGATGGCCGTGATCGGCATCGACAGCGGCGGCAACAAGTATCTGCTGGACGGCTACCGTCACAAGATGGGCCTGCGCGAGCGCTGGGAAGCGCTCAAGGGCCTGCGCCGCTACTGGACCGCGCAACCGGGCGTCCAGGCCGTGTTCTGCGGCTACGAGAGATACGGCATGCAGGCGGACCTCGAATATTTCGAGGAGCAGATGCAGCGCGAGAAGGACGCGTTCGAGATCATCGAGCTGAACTGGACCCATGACGGCGCCCAGGCCAAGGACGACAGGGTGCAGAGGTTGCAGCCCGACTTCATCAGCCGCCGCTTCTACCTGGCCGCCGTGACCAACGGCGAGACCGCCAACCAGAAGAGGATACGCGAGCAGGGGCAACCGTTCCGCATCTTCAAACCGGTGTCCAGGCGCGACCACGAGGGCAACCTGTACTCGCTGAACAAGGGCTTCCTGGAGGAGTACCTGACCTACCCGTTCAGCGCCAAGAAGGACCTGATCGACGCGTGCAGCCGGATCTACGACATGGAGCCGGTGCCGCCGATCATCATCGATGAGCGCGCGCTGGAGCCCGAGACGTTCGCGGATGGGGTGTGACGATGATGATACGCAATGAGAAGATTGACGAGGGTCCGTTCATGCTCTACCGCATGTATCGCGGCGATTACCTCGTGGGCGTCGCGGTGACGAAGGACGAGCTGGAGGTGGGGCGCGACGTGGTCGCCATGAAGTTGCGCGAGGCCCGGAAACGGTTGGCCTACATCACCAGACGCCTGTCACGGTAGGGTCTACCCTGTCCGAGCACAGCAGCAGCACCGGTCCTGCCTGTGTCGTCAGGGTGGTTACGTGGTCGCCTTGACACATCTGCCTCATGGTCTAGACTTCGACAGTACACATAACCGTCGAAGGGGCAGACCATGAACAAGGGCAAGCTGATCGGATACGTCCGCGTCTCCAGCACGGACCAGAACACCGAGCGCCAGCTGGATGGCGTCGAGCTGGACAAGCTGTTCGAGGACCATTGCAGCGGCAAGGACACGAACCGTCCCGGCCTGACGCACATGCTCGACTACATCAGGGAAGGCGACACGCTGTACGTGCACAGCATGGACCGGCTGGCCCGCAACACGGTCGACCTGCTGCAACTGGTCGAGCGCCTGACCCGGAACGGCGTGAGCGTGGTGTTCACCAAGCAGAACTTGACGTTCTCGGGTGAGGCCAGCCCGATGAACATGCTGCTGCTCACGATGCTGGGCGCGATGGCGCAGTTCGAGCGTGCCCTGATCCGCGAGCGCCAGGCCGAGGGGATCGCCATCGCCAAGGCCAAGGGCAAGTACAAGGGCGGCAAGCCCAAGCTGAACGGCGCCCAGGTGCAGGAGCTGCGCCTGCGCGCTGCCGATCCCGCCGTCTCCAGGGCCGCGCTGGCCCGCGAGTACGGCATCAGCAGGACCGTGCTGTACCGCTACCTCGACGGACACGCCTAGACGGCGCTATACTGGTCCCTGTCAGGGGCGCTCTCATTACCGTAGGTGGTGGGGGCCTAACGCCTCCGGTGCCAGACGGTGCCGGGGGCGTTCTTACGTCCGGCTGGTCATTGCGCCCCCTGCTGGTCGGCCAGACGGTCGATCTCCAGCGCCACGCCACGACGACGGGCGTCCTGCCGTATCCACCAGCCACGCCGGAGCGCTCGGGCGGTCGCACTGCGCACCGGCCAGTGGAAGCCGAGGCGACGCCGCACGGCCTTGCCGTAGCCGTGACCCAGGTAGTAGCCCTCACGCTGGTTCCGGCTGGTCACGGTCAGTTCCTCGACATGACCTGATCCTGCGCTGCCGCGTCCGCAGCTGCGCGCAGGCGGGTGACGAAGCGCTCCACCGCGTCGTAGCGGTCGCTCTGGCAGCCGAACATGTCGCCCAGCGTGTCGGCGATGCTGTCCATCAGCTCGATGACCTCGTCGTCGGTCTCGCACTCCATGTCGGCCAGGAACTGGACGAACGGGGAAAAGGTGGTTGCACGTTGCATGGGTCTCCTCACTGTGGTCTCTCGGGTGCGTGGAAGGTCAGTCTACAGTGCGGACACTGATAGATGGCGAGGTTGTAGAAGGCCCCGACCCGGTAGGCGTCTGGATGGCCCCACTGGTAGTCGTCCTTGTCCTGCATCTGCATGGGGCTGGCGTCGGTGCAGTAGCGGCGCGGCAGGCTGCTGGCCACGTAGACCAGGGTCACGTCGTCCGGGGCGCTCATCCGACCAGCTCCGCGATCTCCTTCACCCTGGCGTGCAGGCGCTTGCCGTCCTCGCGGTTCAGGAAGTGGCACGAGAAGAACACAGGGTAGCCGTTGACGCTGGTCGGCCCGGCCTTGTCGTAGTCCTCGTAGAAGAACTGGATGTCGTCGTCGATCAGCCGCCTGACGGTGGCCCTGTCGAGCAGGCTCAGGATCATGAACACCATCGGCAGGTCGGTCGGGCTGTCGATGGACCAGCTGACGAACACCTCGTTGCGATACACGCGCCTGGCCAGGGCCTTGATCTCGTCGTCGGTCTTGCGCTGGTACGTCATGCCTCGTCCCCGTCGCCGCGCTTGACGATCCATTCCGCCTTGCCGACGTAGGCCATCTCGGCCCACTGGGCGAAGTAGTACGCCTGTCCGCCGGGCTCGCCGTTCTCGCCGGTCATCTGGATGTAGACCATCGCCCCGATCGGCTTCGGCTCCCTGACGGTGGCGAAGCAGGCCGAGAACAGGACGTTGCGGCAGTCCGGCGCGAGCTGGACGACGTCGCCCTCTTCGAGTTCACGCTCGTTCGGCGTCATGCCTGCCTCTTCTTGAGCGCGGCGATGGTATCGCGGATGGCGCCGCGCAGCACGTCCATGTCGCTCGGGTGTGGTTCCCCGTCGTTGTCGAGGATGGCCTCCAGGTAGCCGGCGATCTCCTCGTCCGTGTTCAGGTGGTCCACCACGTCGAACACGGGCAGGTTGGCGATCTTGACGGGGTCGAATTGGTTGTCGGTCATGGTGTTCTCCAGTTAGTAGTTGGGCTTCCAGATCACGTACAGGCCGAGCACCAGGCCAATGATGGACAGCGAGGCAACCGGCGGCGCGGCGAAAGTAATGCCGGCAGCGGCGGCCGAAACAGCCACGGAAGCGATGGCGCGGGCGGTCGGGTTGGTCATCGCAGTCCCCGCACGTGGCCGCCGTCGAACGGGATCGGCTTCTCCACGTTGGCCTCGTCGAGCTGGCGCCACGGCAGGAACACGTCGAAGTGGGCTTCGTCTTCGGGGTGCCTGATGGCCTCCAGGAACGTATCGGCGAACTTGGTGCGCCAGTGGATGAACACTTCGCGCGTGCCGTTCCAGCGTGCCACGGTCGCATTGCGACAGCGGCCCTCGTAGTAGGCGCCGTCTATCAGGTCGGCCTTGGCGATCACAGGCTGGGCTGACGGGTGTGTCATGGGGTTGGTTCCTCGTGATAGGTCGGCACGTCTTTCCTCACGGCGCTCGCAGCCGGTCGGATCGACGTGGAATTTGGCACACGAACAGGTGCCGTCATTGGCGCAGAACGGCCACGGATCGGTCATGCGTAGCACTCCGGCGCGAGCAGGCGCCGCAGCTGGCGGTAGTCGGCCAGCGACAGCCCGAAATCCTCGTTGGTCTGGACGAACCGGGCCTGGCGTTTGGGATCGTCGAAGTCCAGCGGCAGGTCGTCGACGATGGCGTAGCGCGTCACCTCGGGGTGGCAGCGCAGCCATGCGTTGATCTCGTCGGCCCGCGAGTACTCGTCGCCCAGGTCGGGCGTCGCATCGATCACCGGCAGATCGAGCGCCCCGGCGATTTCGTGCAGCGTGAACGTCATGCGCCACGTCGACGAGATCACGATGGAGCAGTCGGTCGTCTCGCACAGCTTGCGTACAAGGGCCAGTGCCACGTGGTCGAAGCGGGCCATGTCGCGCGGCGAGAAGTCGTGCGGATAGCCGTCGAACGCGGCGCAGGACCGCTCCGAGTTGACCACGCCATCGATGTCGAAGATCAGGACCTTCATGCGTCGTCCCCGGTGGGGCTGAAGAAGCCGCCGATCTGGCCGAGCACACTGTCGGCCATCGCCACGTCGACCCGGGCGAGCACGCCATCGAACGTGTCGTCCTGGAGTCCGCTCAACCTGAGCGCGCCCTGGTAGGTGTCGAACCGGGCCATGCAGTGCAGCGTGGTTCCCTCGTCCGCGATGGTCTCCAGGTAGAACAGGACCTGCTGGCCGTTCGAGGCGCGCACGATGCGCGCGAAGTCGGTCGGGTGCCGTTCGTCGTGGTCAGGATTCATCCTTGCCTCCGTTGGCCGTGTCGATCATCTCCATGCGCTTGTTGAAGTCGCCGACCTCGCGCCAGTAGACGCCGCCGTCTTTCACGTCACGGTAGACGATGATGTTCACACCACGGTGAGTACCCGCCCCTCTCGCAAAGGCCAAGTCCTCGTAGACTCCGCCTTTGCCGACGCAGGTGTATAGATCGCGGACGCGCTTTGCCCAGCCCACCGCCCTCGCCAGCCGCTCTATGAAGCTGGCAGTGGGCGGTTGCTTCCAGTCGCGCGAGTGCCAGCGCTCGACAACCGCGTCGGCCGCAGCGAGCAAATCGCCCGTCACTGCGGCACGCGTCACCGGATGACCGTTCAGGCGCCGGGTGATCTCCTCGGCGTGGGCGCGCTTGAGTTCAGGCGAGCCGAAGTCGCCGCTGACCTCCAGCGCCACGTCGTGCGTGAAGTCGTAGGACTGGATCGCAAGACGGCCTTCACCCCAGTC